TTTCTTTAATACTTTCATCAATCTTTTGACGAGAAATTTCAAATGGTCTTACATCTACTAATAATTTTTTATTCATTATCCTATATCTCCTGTGTACACGAATGTTACATCGCCAGTAGCACCAGATTCACTACCCCATGCTTTTGGGTTTATATCTAATCTAATTGGTCCTCCATCAGCTGTTACAGAACCACTTACATAATCACCAGGATAACTACCTGATTGTTCGTACAAAAACAAATATTGTCCTGTTCTATTTACTAGAACATAATTTGGTCTATCAACAAGAGTCTTAGGTACTGGTTGAATTGCCTTTCCATAAGCACTTGTTGATCTTGCTTTTGGTGTTTGTTTTTTATCGTTGTTAGGATCAACTTGATACATTTATTTGCCTCCCCAAGAACTTCGTTTTATCCAAATATCAAATAGGATACTTGAGACTTCTTTTCTTATTTCTTTTTTTATATTTTTCATATCATTATCAGATAAAGCTTCGTCAATAAACTTATAGCCTGTTTGTTTTTCAATATCTTTCTTTCTTTTTTTATGAAGTTTTTTTCCAAAAGCATAAGGTGTTTGATAAGCATCAATACTAGCAGTTGTAGTTATTTCTTTTAACTTTTTGTTAAATAAACTACTTACTAGTTCCTTAACTATGGAATCAAACTTTACTGAGTTCTTTATCGAGTTCATAGTATCTCAACAATTGAACAACAGAATTATCATCTGTTTGTTTTGATTCATTTAAACAAAATTTATCAACACAGTTGATTGCTTCCTTTAATTTAATTCTCAAAACTTTGTCTTTGACTTTTTTAACTTTGTCGTTTAACTTGGTTTTAAGTTTTGGTATTTGTCTCTCAACAAAAACAGAAAAATTATTAGTGTTAGAGATATTACTAATGTATTCTTTTAGAACTTTCTTTTGTTCATCAGAAAGATTAGTGTATTTTTTATTAAACTTTTCTAACAATGTTTTGTAGGAGAGAATTCTTAAATCTTTATCCTTAAAATCTTCAGGTATATAAGAACTCTCTTTTTTTGATTTAAGTGTAGTTACATTTTCTATTATAATAAAATAACTTTCGGTTTTTTCATCAGCATCTAATTCTGATATACCTTCAAATAGTTTATAAATAGAGGCAAATACTTTATAATTTGGAACTTTAGAACTAAATAATTGATTTACGCTGTAATGCTCTTTAATAGAAGCAATCACATTATATTTTTCTCTTCTTAGAGAAGTATTATTTAATTTACCTCTTTGTCTAATTACTTCCGATAAAAAGAAATCAGCTTTTTTATCTGATTTAAATTTTTTGGTTACCAACATATTATATAATGCTAATTCTTTTCCCATTTCAGTATGTTCATTGAATTGTGATTTTATAATCTTTAATGCCGGTGATTCCTTTTTTTTGTTTAATACATCAACAGTTACTTGTCTGAGCAAAAACTCAAACAATAGTCCTGTATTCCTTAATTTACTGTGCTTAAATTTGCTCATAGAAATTTCCAAAGTATTATGATACAATTATTCATATATAAATATAACAGAATTTAGATTAAATGGTAAATTACTCTTTTATTATGTTTTCTTCAGATAACATTGATTGTTGTTTTTTAGGAAACTTTTGTTTTAGTTGGTTTAACATACCCTCACGAGCAACCACGGTACTGGCTTTTGATGTAGCTAAAGGTGATTTACCTTTAAACTCCCTTTTACCAAACCCTCTATCAGTATCTTTTAAACTATCATGTCCATATCTATCTTTCATCGTCTTTTTATTTTTAAAAGGATCTTTTTTACTACCACCCCAATCATCTTTTCTACTTACTGAAAAATCTTCTTCCTCATCATCTTCTGGTGATGGCTCTTTAGCAGGATCTGAACCCTCTTGTTCTATTTGTTCTAATCTGAATTTTTGTTTTGTGTCTTCAACTATTGACTCAAAAATTTCTACCTTTTCTTCATCACTTAAATCAAAAATATTATCATAAATATATTTTCTACTAAATAATTTAGTATCAATAGCTTTTTCAGCAATATCAAGTTGTTGACTCATAAGTTCTAATTTTTCTTGCTCGTGTATCATCGATGGATTTTGTAACTCTAAAGTAAAATCAATTAAATCGGAGTCATCAAAACCTTGAGTATATAAATGAACTATACCAATTTTTGTTAGTTCACTCACGACAATTTTTTGTAATCTTTCTATTGTTCTAGCAAAACGAACATCCTCAGCAGCAAGTGTGGCTTTACCACCACTTAAACCTTCTTCATATCCTAAGAAAGCTTTTGGTATTCTTAAACTAGCCATCAACTTGTTTCTAAGATATTCTATGTCGTCTATTTGGTCATTGTTAGAAAGACCTGGTAAAGTGTCAATCTCAGTTCCACTATCCCCACCACGAACAGGTAAAAAGTAATCTTCTGTAACCGACTCTACATTATATTTTAAATTATACTCGCCTGTGTTTTGGTCAATTACAGGTGTCTTTTTCATCTTGTTGATAATTCGTTGCATAAATTGTTCAACTTCTCTTGGTGGAATATTTCCAACATCGACCTTGAAAACTCTTTTTTCGGGCGCTCTCATAATACGATGTATCAACATAGCGTCTTCCATCAAAGTCAATTGTTTGAATATCTTTCTTCCATTTTCTAAAATAGAGCGCCCGTAAGGCAAAAAGTTTGTATCCGATAAAAGACGAAAATGTGCTATCTCATAATTTTCTTTTATTTCTTTTTGTTCGCTTGCTATTTCAAATTGTATTAATTGTGGATTTTCAGGATCGTGGTCTTCCAATCTCGTAATATCGTAAGCAGAAATAGGCTTTACATTTACAACTCCATATTTATCAACAATATCTAACTGAAGATAAAAATCACCATACTTGGTCATATTACGAATCCAACTCCACATATTAAATTCTATATTTATGACATCATAAAATAAGTTATGTAAAATCTTTTGAACCTGAGTATTCTCACTTTTTACCTTTAAAATTTCTCCCTCAATATTATCAACTGTGCTTTCATCCGAATATATGTCAAGAGCTGAAGCAATAATCGGGTCTTGATCCATCAACTCATAATCTTTGAATAGGTCATGTTTTCTAATCTCATATGCTGCTCTTCTATTTTGAGCAACAGAGTAAGGATTTGAATAAGTGTTTTGTATTAATCTTTGATAACGATCAATAAAATTTGATGTTAAACTTGTTTGTGTGTAGTCTAAGTCTTTGACAACCAAACGATTATCGTCTGTCTTTCTAATGATTACATTAGATTGAAATAATCTACCAAGTCTTGTAAATAAATTGTCTGCCATGTTTTACCCCAATAGCCAAGTTATGTCTTCTTCTTCACCGTTGTTAAGTTTTACCTTATACGGATTACTTTTCGGAGCAGATGGTGTCATTACAGTTGTATTACCATTTAGGTTTCCAATCGCACCAACTAAACTACTCTGAAACTCATTTCTCTCTGATTGAATACGGATAGCTGTATCCCTAATCCATAAAAGAATTGAGTACGACATTACAAGGTCATCATTATAACCCTCTAATGCTTCGGTTTTACTATTCTTATATATAAATACAAAAAGTTCATCAATTAATCGTGTTGATTTTATTTTAACCATTTTTTCACGAGTATATTCTTCCATTTTTGCAACAATGAGTGGTTTTGATTTCATTGTTGTTGTAAAACCAGGAATTTTGTTTTTATCTATATGTCTGTATCTGTTTGTGTGTTGGATGTCTTCGTCTACAATTAAATGATTTTTTTCTTGATAAAAAAGATTTTCATATCCTCTATCGATTATTGTTTGTAAAGTAGCCCAACCAATATTATTATTTTCAACAACTAGTAAAGCATCATTATATTTAGTTGCTAACTCAATAAGAAAATTACCAAATTCAGTTGTACCTAATTGACCTTTATATTCAGCAACTTGTTCCATCTCTTCTATATCAAAAACTTGTGCAGCCGAGTAATCCGTTCCATCTCCACGAGCTACATCAGCACATATTAAATAATTCTTATCATAATTTGGATAATCCCATATCCAAAGGTTTCTATCAAACCCACTCTTTTCATTTGGTTCACAACATAAGTTTTGTTTGTACCATTCTAATATAGCAGGATCGACAACAGAACGACCAGAACTTAAGAAGTCAGCATCACATTCTTGAGCCGCTTTACTAGGTCCTAGTATTCGGTCTTGTTCTTTTCTCCAACTTTCATCTCTCTCAGGATGGTCTGTCCAATGAAGTTTAACAGTATTGAATTTATTTAAACCATCTGTCGCATCCATCCAAGTTTTATGAAACCAGTTACCCACACCATTAGGTGTAGATATAGCGATACACTTACCACCAGTAGCAAGTGTCTGTTGAGCAGCAGTCCATATTGTGTCAATCTTGTCAATAAAGGCAGCCTCGTCTAAGATTAGTAGAGATAGTGCCTCAGAACGACCAGCTGATTCATTAGAAGCAATTGCCTTTATCTGTGAACCATTCTTAAATACTAACGATAACTTATTGTTTTCAACGATAGCAGTTTTTAACCATTGTGGTAACCCATCATACATCACACGAACTTTTGTTACCAAGTTCTTTGCCGTATCTTTTGCAGTAGCAATACATAAAATGTTTTTATCTGCATTAAACAACATCATCCACAAAGCATATGCAGCAGTAAGTGTTGATATACCCAACTGACGAGATTTTAAGATAACATTATAATCGTGTTGTCCATACTCATCTAACACATCATACTGATAAGGATAAAGTTTAAATTTTATCTTACCCCTCTGAGGATGTTGTATTACACAAAACTCATTAATAAAGTAACTTGGATCTTTAGCACACTTTAAATAATTTTGTTTTATTGCTTGTTTTAAATTACTCATTTTCTATGTTCATTATTAGCAATAGCATTTGCTACAGTTTTATCAAAAGCACCTTTACTGTCTTTAACTAATTTCATTTCAGCTTCATATTCAGCCAAAACTGCCTCCCACCTTTTAGTTTCCATTTCTTTAACCCAATCTTCCCACTTACCTTCTTTTCTTAATTTCATTTCAAAATCTATTTGACAATACTTACATCTACCCATACGGTCATAGGTTTGTTGGTCAATTGTTTTTAGAATAAGTTTTTCACAATCATTACATTTATCAAATCCTCTTGGTGGTATTTTTGTAATTTGTTTTCTTTTACCATCTTCTATCTTCCAACTACGACCACGAGCATCTATCCACTCCTCTCCCTCTTTTCTCTGTTGAAGAGTTTTACCCTCATATCCTGTTTGTATTGGGCGCTCATAAATACCCTTTACCATCTTTTGTATTTTCTCTATATTACTCATAACATC